CAACTCTTTAAAAAACAGTCAGCAAAAAGCTGCAGCTGTAAGTCAAGAGGGATCTAACTACTAATTCGCCTCTACGGAGGAGATAGGAGCGGCAAAGCGAGAGTGGAGTCGCTCCGACCCGGGATCTTATGGTTGATAAATTTATAGAATTATTTACTGGATACCAAGGAGACTTTGGTATTGCTGATATGTCTTCAGCACAATTAGACACAGACAAAAACAAACTTAAACCAAATTACGAATGGGCAGGTAGACCAATCACACAAGGTGATTATCGTGATCATATTGAGGGTAAGATATCAATAGGTATACAACCATGTAGATTAGATAAAACAGTTCAGTTTGGTTGTATTGATATAGACTCAAAAGATTATGCAAGTTTTAAAGTAGAGAATTATTTAGCGTTGTTCCAACAATTTAAATTGCCGTTGGTACCATTATTATCAAAGAGCGGAGGACTACATTGTTATTTGTTTTTAAAAGAACCAATACCAACTGTCGATCTAATCTCGGCGTTGAAATCTTTTCTTCTGCCCCTTGGATTAGATCCTGATACAGAAATTTTTCCAAAACAGAAAGAACTAAAGGAAGATGACAAAGGAGAAATAAAACCAGGAAACTTTATAAACTTACCATACTATAACAATGGTAATACTAAAAGATACGCAGTCGACAAAGACAATAACAAATTAAATTTAGAAAAATTTTTAGAGATAGCCTATCAAAGTAGAATAGGTAAAGACGAACTAGATAAACTAGTAGAAGAAACATACAAAAATATATTACTAGGAACTCATGAAGAATTTAATGATGGTCCACCTTGTCTAGCGTTGTGTTCTAAAAGAAAGTTAGATGATGGTAGAGATAGATTTATGTATAATTACATGGTCTTTGCTAAAAAGAAATACAAAGACAAATGGCCAGATCAAGTTGCAAAAGCAAACTATAATTACTTAGAGGACCCATGGGACAAAACAAAATTAGATTCTAAAATATCTGCATGGCGAAAAGATACTGCAGGTCATACTTGTTATGAAGATCCAATACATAGTAAGTGTATGCGTAGTCTTTGTTATTCAAGACCATTTGGTGTTAAGTCAGATAGTATTACAATGTTTCCAGATATTACAGACTTTGAAATTATAATGTATGTAGAGCCAGAATATAGATTTAATGTAGCATTACCAGATGGGACTAAAGCAGGTGTTGTTGCAAACCACAGAAGATTAATTACAAAACAAACAGAGTTATTAGATTTAATATGGGAACAAACAGGTATATATCATGAGCCACTAAAACCAAAAGATTTTAGAGCAAAACTTACAGAGTTTAGAAAAAATTCTACAAAAATTACACCACCAGCAGGCACACAAATAGGTGATAGATTAAAAGAAGAACTATTTCAATATTGTGTTAATGGACCAAGAGCAAGAGAAAGAATACAGATTAATAGTGGATCTTGTTTAACAGAAGATGGTCATCATTTTTTTAGATTTAATTCTTTTTTAGATCATTTAGGTTCTAGTTGGAAAATACCAGAGGAAAGAATAGCACAAAAATTAAAAGATAAATGTGATGTAGAATTTAATCATTCTTTAAATGTAGACGGTAAGACAATTAAAGTATGTAGAGTTAAACAGTTACATATAGATAAGATAGAATACAAACCAGTAGAAAGAAAAGAGAGTAATTATTAATGTGGCCAAAACAAGCATACATGGATTTATTATTTTTTACAGCACTAACAGCTTATTTAATATTCAAGGGGTATTACATATGAGATATAAAGTAGTGGGTCCACCAGGGACAGGTAAAACAAGAAGATTATTAAATGAAGTGCAGAAGTATGTAGATAACGGCACACCATTAAATCGCATAGGTTACTTTGCTTTTACAAGAAAAGCTGCAGGAGAAGCAAGAGATAGATTTTTAAAAGTAAGAACAGAACTTACAAAAAAAGATATAAAATATTTTCAAACACTACACTCACTAGCATTTAATAGATTAGGTTTAAAAGAAGAAAACGTGATGCAAGATTTAAATTATAAAAGAATTGGTGAAACATGTGGTATTCAAATAAAATATGCATCTTATGAGATAAATAATTGGAATGGTATATTTTCATCTGATAGCGAATATCTTGGATTAATTAATTTAGCAAGAGTAAAACAAATATCAGTTTTAGAACAGTTAGATCTAAATGAACATTTGTCTAAAATTGAAAGAGACAAACTAGATGCAATAGAAAAAGAAATAAATAATTACAAAAAAACATATGGTTTGATTGATTTTACAGACATGATTCAAAAGTTTTTAGATACAAAAGATACACCAACTTTTGATGTAATATTTGTTGATGAAGCACAAGATCTATCTTTAATACAATGGTCCATGATAAACAAAATAGAACAAGATACAAACTGTGATGTTTGGGTAGCAGGGGATGATGATCAAGCTATATTTGGTTGGGCTGGTGCTGATGTAGACTCATTTATTGATTATGATGCGGAGGAAATACCTCTAACTAAATCAGAAAGAGTGCCAAGTAGTATACAGAAAATAGCATTAAATGTCATTAATAGAATACAAGATAATAGAATTAACAAAGAATATTTACCCAAAGATGAGCCAGGAGAAATTTTAGAAAGATATAAATTATCTGATATAGATATGTCTACAGGTGATTGGTTAATATTAACTAGAACTAAATCATTATTAAAACCAATACCAACATATTTAAAAAAGAAAGGTTTATTTTTTAATACTGCACAAGGAAATAGTATTGGAAAAAGTTTGTATGAAGATATACAATACTGGTCGCAATTACAAAAAAAAGTTATCCTTCCAGATATTCAATTACAAAGAATAAAAGAAAGAATTAAAGGGCCCATGAATCTATCATTAAAATGGTATGATGTATTTAATAATATATCAGAAAGTCAAATAAACTATATGAGATTATTACTATTAAATAATGAAGATCCAACGAAAGACGCAAGAATAAAAGTATCAACAATACATGGAGCTAAAGGTGGTGAAGCAACTAATGTTGTTTTATTTTTAAATCATACAACAAATACAATTAAAGGAGCGAAAAAATCTATTTACAAACAAGATGAAGAAAATCGTGTTTGGTATGTAGGTATAACTAGAACTATGAAAAATTTATATTTAATCAAATCTCAAAACAAATTAAAGGAGTTTAAAATATGAGCGATGTATGGGACAAACAACACGGAGGATCACATTATACTAAGTATAAAATACAACCAAGTAAATTTGTAGTAGAGAATAAATTGCTATATCCTGAAGGTTGTGCTATAAAATATATAATTCGTCACCAAGATAAAAATGGAAAAGAAGATTTATTGAAAGCAATACATTTTATAGAAATGATAATTGAAAGAGATTATAAATGATATTTAAAGCACAAACGGAATGGGTTAAACCTACAGAATTTCCTGACTTAAGATTTTGTGAGGAGATTGCAATTGATTTAGAAACAAAAGATTCTGAATTAAAAAC